CACTCAGCTCACTCAAGCGGGTACTGATGATAGCGGCAAGCAAGTGACACTTAACTGTCGAGCCGATGAGTTAGACGTTGAGAACAGCTTCACTCATGTTCGCCTATCCATCACCGTGGCAGTGGCCACCAGTGACATTGGTGGCATCGTGCTGGGCCTTGACGCGCGTTATCAGCCAGCAACCGATTCAACCACAGTTGCTGAAGTAGTCGCTTAACGTAAAGAGCTATTGAGATGAAACTCACGTTAATCAGGGGGCCGGTAAGTTATCCGGTCTCTCTTGAGCAGGCAAAAGATTATTGCCGCATTGAAGATGACGACAGTGATGTGCTTATTCGCCAGTTTATGAGGCTTGCAGTGGAGCACTGTGAGAATGTGACTGGTAGGCGCTTCCTGTCTCAGCAGTGGCGGCTTGATCTTGATGCCTTCGAAAGAGAAATAAAGCTACCTTACCCAAACCTGATTAGCGTCGATTCGATTGAGTATTACGATACACAGAATACGCTCCAAACACTCAGCACTGACTACTACGATGTATCCGGTGTGGGTGAAATTGGTAAAATCACAGAGAAAAACGGGTATTACTTCCCGTCCACCTACTTAAAACCAGAGGCGGTTCAAATCGGCTTTACCTGCGGGTATGCTGACGTTGAGAAGGTGCCCGAGTGCGTTAAATCTGCGATCAATACGGTCATTTGGAATTTATACACGAGCCGTGGCGGTGATATGGATGCGAAACTAGTCGAGCATTTGCTAGGCCCGGTAATTATGCGGGGGTTTGTGTGAACCCAGGGGATTTAAACCATAAGGTTGTTATCGAGTCCATTACCGAAACATCGGACAGCTACGGCGGAATCGAGGAATCCTGGTCTGAGGCATTCAAGCGCTGGGCGAATGTGCGCCCAATTGGGGGTCGAGAGCCCTACATCAATGATCAAAACCTAGCGGAATTAGATTTGGTGGTTACCATGCGCTATGACTCCTCCACCAAAACCATTACGCCAAAGCATCGGCTTAAGTATAAAGATCGCTATCTTCAAATTGAAAGCATTGTTAACGTTCAAGAGAGAGACGAAGAGTTAAGAGTGTTTTGCAGGGAGTATGTGGGTCATGCAGGTTGATATCGAGGTTCAGGGCCTGTCAGAGCTAGAAAGGCGCCTTCTTCAGCTGGGCGCCACAGTGGCCGAAAAGGAGCTGCATACCGCCCTTATGGGAGCATCACTACCTACATTCCGAATGGCACGCCGAGGGGCTCCAGGCTCAATCAAGCGAGCGATTAAGCGAAAGCGGCATAGGAGCGCTCGCACAAGACGGCTAGGTCTGCGAGGCATCTCGGCTACCGGCAGAAGTGCCGCTGGCATATCTGTATTCGTTGACAAGCGAAAAGCCCCTCACGCCCACCTAGTTGAATTCGGCACCCAAAGACGGTTTACCAAGGGGCAAAGCAGGCGAGATGCGCGAAGAGGCATAACTCGGCGCTACCCAGCTGGTGTTCATAGAGGCGTGATGCCGGCCAACCCCTTCATGATGAAGGCATGGGAGCAGCAAGGCGAGCGCAGAGCACTTACCCGCTTCCAAGAGACTCTAGAAAGACGAATTAATAGGCTTACTCGATAATGTCAATTGCAACGATAGAGTCCACCCTAAAAAGTCATGCCGGTCTATCGGCTTTGGTGAGCAACCGGATATACAGGATTCGAAAGCCACAGACGCCAACATACCCCTTGGTGTTTTTTAGTGTTGAGCGCGAGCCAGTGATGACGTTATCGGGCGAATCATCATTAAAGCATTATATGATCAATTTTCAACTGTTCGGGAAGACCTATACGACGCTTGAGCAGATAGCTGACGAGGTTAACGCAGCAATGACAACCAGCGCTGATTTTAAGTCCATCTTAAAGTCGGTTGCTGATGAGAATTTCCAAGATGAACTAAGTATCTACGTGATTAGCGTGGAATATTCCGTGTGGTTTTAACAAGAGGGCAAGCAAATGACAGCATATCGAGCGCAAGGAGTAGTACTTAAATTGGGTGACGGCCAGCCCACTGAGGTATTCACCACAATCGGAGAGGTCTCTGCTGTTTCCGGCATTGGCGGCGGCTCAGCAACTGAGATTGACGTAACCACTCTTTCAAGCTCTGCTAAAGAGTTTTTAATGGGCCTGAAGGATGAGGGTGAAGTGTCAGTAACGCTTAACCTGGACACTGGGGATGCACAGCAAACCGCGCTGAGAACGGCTCGGGATAACGTCACACTGAAGAACTTTGAATTGGATCTAACCGACACGGGCCCTACCACCTTGAGTTTTAGCGCCTATGTCAAAACCTTCTCTCTAGGCGTTGCTGTCGATCAGCAAATCACGCTGGAGATGACATTACGAGTAACGGGGCCGATCACATGGGCGTAGATAAAGCGTTATCCATTGCAGACATCCTGAATGCTGAGGACACCAAGCAAGAGCGGGTTGATGTGCCTGAATGGGGTGGGTATGTCATGGTTGAGACAATGACGGCTGAGGCTAAAGACGCCTACGAGACTAGCGTCCTCAGTGAGAAGCTAGACGATAAAGGCGATGTTGTCGGCTACGAGCGCAACATGAAAAATGTTCGTGCCAAGTTGATCGCCGCATGCGTGCTTGACCCAAATGGCAGACGAATGTTTGTTAGCGATCAGCAGGTTGAGCAGCTAGGCCGCAAGTCAGCTAAGGCAGTGGATCGCGTATTTGCTGCCTGCCAGCGCTTGAATGCCATCTCGGATAAAGATGTTGAGGACTTAGCGGGAAACTAAGAAACCGGCCTACCGCTTTATTTTTGCATCGTTACGCCATGGCTATTGGCTGGCCGGTTCCCCTGCTTAAGAAGATCATGTCAATTCAAGACATCAGAGAAGCTATGGCCTATCAAAAAATTGAGCCCTGGGGTGAATGGAAGGATGACTATAGGGCTGGCATGCTGGCCTCAACCTATGCCAACGTTCACATTGGCTCGCGAAAGAAGATGTTCAAGCCCAGCGACTTTATTCCTGATTGGTCTGGCAATAGGAAAAAGCCAACCCTTGTTGATCAAATAAAAGAGGTGTTTAGCTTTGGCAACGATAGCAAGCCTAGCCATTGACTTGACGGCGAATAGCGCACAACTGGTTCGCGAGCTACAGAGCGTCAACAGGCGCATGTCCGATATGGAGCGAAGCGCTAGAAGTGCTGCCAGAGGCATCACAAGCGCCTTTGCAGCAATCGTCAGTGTTGGCGCCATCAAAGACGTTACCATGTCAGTGCTCGATACGGCCGCCTCCTTTGAAACCCTTAAGGCATCCCTTGAAACCGTTTTCGGCAGCCAAGAAGAAGCCGCCAAACGCTTCGAGGATATCAATAAGTTCGCTTCCCAAACCCCATTCTCAATCCAGGATTTAACCGAAGCCACGATCAAAATGAAGGCGCTTGGCCTAGACCCCTCCATCGAATCAATGGAATCCATGGGTAATACCGCCTCGGCCATGGGCAAGCCGCTCATGCAGTTTGTTGAGGCCGTGGCTGATGCCGTTACAGGTGAGATGGAACGGTTGAAGGAATTTGGTATCCGCGCCAGCAAAGAAGGTGAGCAATTCAAGTTCATCTTTCAAGGTATGGAGAAAACGGTCGCCTTTAACGCCAACTCCATCCAAGAATACCTAATGAATATCGGCAATGTGAACTTTGCCGGCGCCATGGATAAGCAAAGCGAGACGCTGCAAGGCTCATTCGCAGCCCTCCAAGGCTCGGTAGATAACCTGGCCAACTCCTTTGCGGAAAAATCCGGTCTAGCAGGCGCAGCAAAAGAAGCTGCCCAATGGTTGACCGAACTATTTACCCATATGGCCACAGGTCAGGCCACCGTCGGCGCCCTAGAGGCCAAGGTAGCCTCACTGCAAGAGAGCCTGAATAACAGAGCAAGAGGCGGCAGAAACCGCAGGGCAAACTCAGCCAGAACTGACCGCATCAAAGAAGAGATAGAAGCCCTTAACCTTGAAATTACGCAACGCAAGGCTATGGCAGGCTCTGTTGAGGATGCCCGCAAAGTCATCAGTATGCTCAATGAGGATATAAAAGAGCTGAATGCAACGGTTCAGGAAGGCGATTCTCTTTTTACTGGTCGAGGCAGAAACCGAACGTTAAGTGAAGCCGGTATCGTCCAGCAAAAGATTGACGAACTGAAAGAGCGCAAGGAATCCTTTGAGGAGCTACTCCTAACCCTTCAAACAAAAACCGAAGAAACCCAGGCACAAACCGGCTCTACAACGCCGACAGCTACATCGTTAATTTTGGGTGAAGATCCGGCGAGCGAATTATCCAAAGTTGAGCAGCATCTTTTATCGCAAGAGCAGCTATTACAAGATGCCTTCGTTAGGCGCATGGCGGTACTTGAATCAGCCAAGGAAGATGAGTTGTTGACTGAGGAGCGCTTCAATGACCTATCATTTAAGCTTCGACAAAAACACCTGGAAGGGCTCACAAAGCTGGAGTCGCTAAAAGCGACCAAAGAAGTTCAGGTAGAGAAAAGCAAATCCCAGTCGAAACTCTCTATAGCTGCCAATTTCTTTTCTGCGGCTGGTCAGCTAAATGATAAATTTTTTAAGGTATCGAAAATACTAGGTGCCGCTCATGCACTGATATCAACTTATCAAGGTCAAGCGGAAGCCTTAAAATTGCCTTATCCAGCTAATTTGGCAGCAGCAGCACAAGTTGGTGCCGCTGGATTTGGTTTTGTTGCCGCGATTAGAGCCGCCTCACCATCCGCTGGCGGCGGGTCGGTGGGTGTTGGTTCTGGCGCCATTGCAGACAGCATTGCAGGCGGCGATTCGCTAACAGAGGCTATCGAGGATGAGCAGATCACCAAAACCGTCACGTTAAACATTGAAGGTATCAACGACGATCAACTACTTTCAAAAGATCAGGTACGGCAAATCATCGACCAGATTAACGAAGAAGAAGCGGCCAACGTGCGCATTGTGGGGCTTTAATGGCGAGCATCTGTTACAACAATATACTGAGATCGGCAACGGTTCAGTCTGAGGATACGCTTTCAGGGTTTGGTATTGCCAATGCCTTGGATGGTAGAACCTCAAGTCAGGTTGGTTTTTCATCGGGTGCCAATAGAGAGGTTGATTTTGATCTTGGCGCCACTACTGCCATGAAGACGCTAGCCATTGCAAGGCACAACCTAGGCACAGTGGGTGGCACGGTAAACGTTTATGGTAGTAACGATGGCTCAATATACATATTTATTTTGGCGCTGACTCCCACCGACGATAAAGTCAACGTCAAAGAGTGGACGGTAACCAATAACTACCGCTACTACCGAATTACGATAAGTGGACACACATCAGCGGCTTACATTGGCGATATATTTATTGGCCCACACCTGGAATTGCAGCGAGACCAAAAGCACGGTTTTGTTAAGCCCGATTTTTCCGACGGTGACACCGTTATTCCCAATATCACCCGAGGGCAAAACCTGGTTGGACTGAATATCAAGGAGCAGCCTAAGCGGGTTAGATTCCAAATGCCATTTTATAGCTCAAGCTTCTTTAATGACTGGGAGTCGTTGGTTGCACAAATGAAACTGTATCCGGTGTACATAAAGTGGAATGATAACGAGACGCCGTTTTACTGCTGGCCCACGAGATCCATGCCTCAGCCATCGTATTCAAGAAATATCAACGGCTACTACGACATTAAAATGGATATGTCCGGCATCACTCAATGACCTACCAAACCGAAAGAGACAAGTTATCCCGGCATTCGCTTAACATCGTTGAGCTTGATGTCGATACCACTATTTCGGAAGGTGGCACGGAATATCTGTGTGACGGACACGTTCCCCACGGGCAAAACTTCTGGCCTTGTGTGCAATCGATTCAATGGATACCGACACGAGCGGCCAAGCATGGCGGCCTTGGGTATTTAGGCGACGTTGTTATTAACTGCGTTGATTTTCCTTGGCCTAATGGTGTTGGCAGTTACTTTGGACGGCTTATCGGTAGCAATCCCTACTACCTAAACCGGATTCTCAAGATTCACGTTGGCTTCTTGAAAGATGGTGATACATTCGATTTTGCCAACTTCAAAGAGCGCCGATACCTGATCAAGAAAATCGTTGGCCCTGATCAGAATCATAAGGTTCGCATTGAGGCGAGCGACATTCTAAGCCAGCTGAAAGAGTCAGAGCTACCTGTTGCCACCAATGGTAACCTAGCCTCAAGCATAACCAGCACCACGGGTGGAGTCGTCAATATCGGCGACAATACTGAATTTAGCTCGGGCGGCTATGCAATTATCGATGATGAGATAGTCTCTTTTGGATCCAAGTCAGGCTCAGACAGCCTTGACATCACAGCTCGCGGGCTCGCCGGAACAGAGGCGACAGATCACGACGCAGACGCCCCAGTGCGTGAAGTCATACGGTACAGCGGCAACATCGTTGATACCATCAGGGCCATCATTGAGTTTAAGACCAATATTGACGCCAGCTACATACCGGATTCTGAGTGGGATACAGAGCGAGACACTTACTTAGCTAGCGATAACGTTGAGGTATGGCTTACTGAGCCCGAGTCGGTCGATAAGATCATCGACAAGCTAGGCAAAGAAACCATGGTCAATGTTTGGTGGGACGATGAGGCTCAGGAGATCAAGCTAAAAGCCATAGGCCCCTCCCTGTCATCCAATGTCGCCTGGAACGATGATGAGCACATCCTGAATACCCGAGTCACCATTAAGCGTGATCAGCGCGACATTATCACGGCTGCATGGGTTTACTTTGAAAAAATAAATCAAGCCGAAGACGATAAGGCTGAGAATTTCAAAAACACTTATATTCAAGTGGATACGGCAGCGGAATCGGGGCTAGGTGACAGCAAAGTAAAAAAGATTTACGCAGGCGACGTTACCGCTAGTGCCACCGCGTCGAAAGTAGCAAACCGGATAATATCCCAGTCAAGCAACCCCATAGAATTAACGATTCAGGTAGACGCTAAAGATAGCGATTTACTGGTTGGCGATGTGGTCGACATAACGACCGACCTTATTCAGGGTGCCAACGGTATCCCAGAAACGATAAAGATGCGGGTTATCGAAAGAGCCCAGGCATCTGATAACCGTTACACATACAAATTGGTATTCTCTGGCGTTGAGCTAGGTAGTCGCTACGCGGTGATTGCTCCCAACTCAATCCTTTCTTACACGAGCGAGAGCGAAGCCAACCGCGATAAGTATGGGTTTATCTGCGACACAGACAACGAAATGAGCAACGGTGATGATCCGTACCTAATTCTTTGAGGTAAGTCATGGCAACATATAGCGCAGTTTCGGCAGGTGAAAAAGATGCCGACAGCCCCGTCTCAGTGGGCTTGGTCGACAAGCTTGACCAGAACCCCCATGCAATAGCAGAGGGCGCAAGTGGTGCTCCCAAGATACTAACGGCCGCGATAAATTCATCAGCTGTTACAGAATCAAAAATGGCTTCTAGCGCTGTGAATCGGGCGGCTCTCAAGTCGACCACCCAAGAGGTTAGCGCAGCCCTGTCAGCATCCGGGATATCGCACTTGAGCTTCACCTCGGTCGGTGAGTATGGTTTCTATCCACAGGTTAGATCTAGCGGCGGTGGCTTCGCTTACTCTGCCGCAATTACAAAGGCTTCGCGTAGTAATGCTAGTTATGACGGAACCTATATCGGCGTAAAGGATGAAAGTGCAGGTGCTAACACGGTATACGGAAAAATAAGATACATTCAGGCATCCCCACCATACCAGCTAGGTGGCCATGATATACCGCTATTCGTTTACGCGCTTCTCGATTCCAGTGGCAATATCAAGAGCGTAAACACGGCGGGCGACCCCCCATGGGCGTATAACGGGCCCAACTCCATCGTGCCCGATATTGTGCGCAACGGTAAGGCATATAAGCGGGTAGCGAAGATCAACAAAGAGCTATCCCCGTCAGAAAGGTTTCAGGCCTTGGCAGCCCTCAAGGCCGACTCCACGTCATTAAAGCGCCAAGCACAAAACGCTCACAAGGCGAGGATGGGCTCGCTTGAGGCAAGCAATCGTGCCGCTGTGGGGGCGTCAAGAGATAAGCTAAAAGGCATTGTCAATGAGTCAAAAGCAAGCCAAACAAGAGGTGTTAAAGCAAAGCTGCTACAGGCTCTTAACGACTTCAAGAGTGAGGGTAATGCTGAAAGACAAAGAGCTATAACGAAAGAAATCACTGATCTAACCGAAGCGCTAGCAGGTGCTTCGAATGACCTACCGCAGAGCAAGGTAAACGAAATTGTCAGCGAGCGAATAAAATTTGCAGAACTTCTAGCGGATACAGAAAAGGCCATAGCGTCAGAGAAAGCCCGCTACAAGCAAGATTTGCTAAACGCCGAACTGCTTGTCTACGACGAAGTAGAGATCACCACGGCATACAAGAACACCGACATGCAGCTATTCCCGCACACCTACCTGGATGACGCCAAAGCCGACGATCGGATTGTTATGATCGCGCCTGCCGAATCAATGCTTGAGCAGCTTCACATGCTTCACGAGGAGGGTGAGTCAATCTGCGAGATCGTTCACGGTGACTTCGTACGGATGGGAGATGCTGTCGATTTAACTGAGTCGCCGAACGGGGTTCAGGTGTTGAGGGCTAGCTGGAGATAAAACCTCTCTCCCGCATCGGAGTCAGGAGATTAACAGGGCGCGGGAGAGGGCTACTGCTTTACCAACCTCTTTAAGCCTAGATCAGCGATAGCCTTTCTTCAAAAAATTCTCTTACCCAGCAGTAGCGGTTGCTGGGTAAGAGCCTGAAACGTCAGGGGGATGCATCTATGTTTCAGGTAAATAGTATCCATAAAGAGACATTAACAACATGGAATTTATGTATCGATAAGTAAGATACTTATAACCCTTTGAAATAACAAAGCCCCGGTAGCGCTAACTATCGGGGCTTTTTAATGCGCGCCTGCGGTGTTGGTAGCACCCAAGCGTATGACTACCTTGGAGACTTGACCATGGAAAAAGGCAGTAGCGATACTGTATCAGATAACCAAGACTCGGTCCAACTGAGCTTGAATTACGAGCGACAAAAGGGTGGGCACATGAATGTGAATGCGCCAGCAACCAAATCTTTGATGCGAGCAATTGGAGCAACTATTGTCATTTGCGGGATAGGCTTGTTATTGCTTATGGCAACACCGATAGTCGGCAACATACTGGATTTTGTTATCGAAGTGAGGAAAATTGAGTCCTCACTAGAAATCAACTAGCTTTAGGCCGAGCTTAGGAGCTAACTTGTACATTGTTGCACTACCGCACTTGAGATAACTAGCGGCTTCCTCAATCGTCATCGTTTGCACCATCACTTTCCCTATAAGTAATCTTGACAACCCCCTCCGCCATATAGCGAATCAGCAGAACCCCGACCACTGTCCAGATATATACAAATATCGTTATGACGATGGCCATCGCGTCTCTTGGGCTGTAAAGGAATACCCCCATCATAGTGACGATGGCGAATATAAATATCGAAACCCCGAATATTAAATCTGTTCTGCCTCCTGGCGACTGCATTAGCTTCCTAATCATCTCCCCTCCATCCTCGCCAAATAATCCCGCGCCTCACCAATGCATCGAGCCGCTTCCTGTAGTTTGATTTCGGCCTTCTCAGCCTCGGTTATCTTGGAATAATCCCAGTCCGTAGAGTGCTGGCTGAACCACTCACGAAGTACCCGCCGGTAAAGGCAGGGTACAACGCTCGTGACAAATAGAAGAATGCCAGCAGTCAAGTAGACCTCAACCCAATTGACTTCCATTGGCGCCCCCTGTTATTGGCCTTGATAGCCAGCTAGAGTTGAGCGGGCACGCTGGTCTAACATCTTGATAGCTGGGCTCCAATTTATGCCCCTTCTTCCCGTAGTATGACAATGTATTCCGAACGCATTGGGCAGGCCTTCTTAGCATGGGCTTAACCTGCTTTAAGACTGAAACCATTTCCTTTCTGCTCATGCCGTAATCATGCATGATGATCACCATTTGCATGGTTGACAGGGTATCGCGTTTGCTAACTCCAAATGTAACCCTAATTGCTGATACGTGATGCTCGCTGACTGAGAACATTTCCGCTATTCTTCTATTCGTATAATGCTTTTCGCTTTTAAGCATATCCTTCACGAACTTCAGTATCATGTAATCCCTTGTGCCTTCCGCTGGATACTCTTTATTTATCCAGGTGATGGTTTTCTTCACATGGGATAGGGAGCAGTTAAGCATTCCGGCAATCTCTGCCGCGCCATGATCTGGGTATAATTTTTGTATTTCTGATGCAAGGTTTCTCACTCTTCGCCCTCCGCTCTAGCGTCATAATTGTGCTTGACCTTGAAATTGGTCTCTCCATTGGCGGCTTTTTTTATCTTGCCACCACCTTTAAGAAACCTTTTAACGTCGGCCTCAAGCTTGCGGCGTAGTTCTTCATGCCGCTGATGTTCGCCAATGTCCTTCATGCGACCTCCTAAAAGTGAGCGTTTCGAAACGACTCAATCGACTTAACGATTTGAGAGCTTAGGTCATCCACCTTCTTCTGGTAAAGCTCGTGCACCTCAGGGGCATTGTCGGCGGTTACCGTCATCTCATCGAGCCACCTAACTATCAGCGGAACGCTTGGGGCGGCTTCTTTGATTGTCGCTATTCGTTTGGCTTCTTCGGCTTCGCGTCGCTCTCGCTCTTCTTGCTCCTGCTTAGCCTTCTGAGCCGCTCTCTCTTCAGCCTCGCGCTTTTGCTTCTCGGCTAGAGCGACCGCCTCTTGGAGGGCCTTCTCTTCGGCTTTCTCCCTCTCGATAGCCTCAAGCCTCTCCCGCTCTTTGCGCTCAGCCTCGCGCTTGACGGCCTCTATCTTTTCCTGCTCCTCTCGGAGCTTTCTCTTAGCTTCTTCAATCTCTCGCCGCTGAGCCTCCATCTCTTCGCGCTCTTTTCGTTGGCGCTCGGCTTCTTCTTTGAGTCTTTTCTGCTCCCCCTCGAATGCTTCACGCTTGACCAATAGCGCTCGACAGTCAACTAGGGCGCCATCCCGAGCCTCTTCTGCTTCGATAACGAACTCTGCAAAGCTCTCTTCGCTAACTTCAATTCTGTTTAGGTGTTCGATTCTGGATTTTATTTCAGCGCTATCAGAC